TAGACGACAGAAAACATCTTTACTTTGTAAAATCATTATAGATACAAAACTATTCTTTTACAAATATATAACGTGTTTTATCTTTAAGTCATTTTAACTGTTCATTTGAAAATTCCAATGGTGTAAAATGAGACAAAAATACAATTATTTGTTTATTATACCAATATTTTTGACCCATTATTTCTTGTGTTTTTGATCCCATTGTTTTTGCAATGAAATTGACTAGAACAAAAATTATTAAAATTATAATGGATTTGAATATTTCACCCGTTAAAACCCAACCTCTTTCAAAATTAAGTGGATGCGTTTTACTAACTCTTTGTTTTGGTTGTTGCAAATCCATATATAATTATGCTTTATAATTATTTTGATACTCTTCTTGTGTAATTAGATTTTCATGCAAAAATATATCTAATCTTTTATTAAAATTTTTATTTTTATTTTTTGTATGCCAAATAAAAGATTTATAAATTAAATATGTTTTCTTATATTTTTCATCAATATTGTAATTACAATATATTTTATCAATACAGAAATTAGAAACAGATAAATTATTATTATTTTTTAGTAAATCGTTAACAACTTGTTGATCCCATCCATTATTTTTTTTTAATTCTTGCAAAACAGAGATAAAAAAATTTAATGTTTTATTATTGCAATTTATCAAAATTAAACCAATATTATGATTGCTAGAATCGACATGTGATGCAAAACATAAATCACAATTTTTACAGGTATTTATATAATTGTATAATTGACTTATTTTAGATGAATTTATAAAAATTGTAGCATCTGAAAAAATAATATACCTATTCATATTTTTTTTTATACAATCCACAATTGTTTCTATTTTAATAGAAACACCTCCAAAAAATGGATGTTGTGATTTATTATCAAGGTCATCCATTATAATTCCATGTATATTAAATATATTTGATAAATTTTTAATAATATGTTTATTATAATAATTATATAAAGGCGAATAAAGATAATAAAAATTAGTTTTTATTATTGCCTTTACTATACTTGAATATAAATAAATTCCATTTTTATTTAACATTTTTTCATCATTTTTTATTTGTAAATAAATATTGTCTGAATTTGTTGTAAACGATCTTGCCATTGCACATGATTCAATTCCATATAAATTTGTTAATAAATTATATTTTTTCATAAAATGCTTATCATTTTTAAACCATTTATTTTTTTTCCAATATTTTTTTATAACTTTTGGCGGATTCATGTTTATAATTTGGATTTCTTTATCCAATTCAATACATTTTGTGCTATTTGTAAATGATGGAATTTCCCAAAATATATGTTTTGTATATTTGGTTATTGCATTTGATAAATACGGTTCGTAATTGCAATGATTTGTTGTTTTATCATAACAGGAAATTCTATATTGAATTAGATTTTGTTCATTTATATTTATACTATTCAAAAAATTTGCTAATTTATTAGAACATTTCATATCGGCATCCCACTTAAATAACCAGTTCATTGTACACTTTTTATAACACCAATTATAATATGTTGACAATGAGTGAGGATTATTCGCCGGTGTTATTAATGTTTGGTAACCAGCCCTTGATATTTCGATATTGTATTTATAAATTTTTATTGGCATCGTTTTTGACATTTCAATAGCAATTTTTTCAGAACCGTCCGTACATAAATGTAAAATTATTATTATTTCATGTGGTGCTTTGATTTGTTTCAAACTTTCCAATGATTGTTGTAAATATTGTTCTTCATTTCTACACCTTAACATAAATGATATTCCGTTCATTTATTTTTAATATCTAATAAAAAATATTCTTTATACTTATTATTTATTGTTTCTTCTTTTTGCCAAATTTCTTCTTTTTGCTAAATTTCTTCTTTTTACTAAATTTCTTCTTTTTACTAAATTTCTTCTTTTTACTAAATTGTTTTTTGCTATAGGTATCTTTTTTAACAGTTGATTCCTTAAAACAATATTCTAATAATCTTTTTTGTAATGGATCTTTTTTCATTTCGATAATAATATTTGGTGGAACTTTTGATACAATTCCATATGATGGCCTTCCAAATATTGATTTTAATTGAGAATAAATTGCATATTTTGTCGGAGCCTTCACCATTGCAAACAATGAATCTCTTGATAATCCTGCTTTAATTTTATCTTCTGGAAAACAAGAAGAATATACTCTACCCTCTTTTCTTATTAAATTAATATAAGTACCTTTTAAAATTGCCTTTAATATGTTATCCTCTTTTTTATCTGACAATACCGGTTCTTCTGTAAGGAATAATGTATTTGGTCTTTTATTTGGATTTCTATCTTTTTCTCTGCGAACTACCGAACTAAATTTGCGTTGAAATTCTTTGCTTTCATATTTAACTCTGTCCCATCTGTTGTAATTTAGAAAATTTTCTTTACACCATTCTCTTGCACCACCCATTTTTTCAGTTATTACTCTTCCAGTTCTTCTATCAACTTTATCATATCGTCGTTTTGAAAATTCTTTATAAATATTAAGAAGTGCAAAATGATCTCCCATACTCGATACCAATCCTCTTATTATTTTTTTATGTTTTTGTTCTGCTTTTTTTATATCTGATTTATTTAAAGATTTTGGTCTAAATCGTATGTCTATTAATGAATCCATTCTAAAACCAGTTAATTGATATATTCCAGCAAGTGTGCACATTTCATCTCTGCATTTATAATTATAACCTGCAATAAGCATTCTTCCAATTTCAGGCCCAGTATCAAAATCAGCCATTGATTTTCCCATATCATTTAAATATGCTTTTGTTTTATCAACATTCATTCCACCCAATGCGAATATTTTATTTAATGCACGTTTAACTGAGTCCTCTGGTGGAACTTCAATAAATTTACTTAAAAATGCCGCCAATTCAACTGTTTTAATTAATTTATTATTTTTATTTTTAATAAATCCTCCTTTTTTATTTTTTTTATGATAAGCAAAGGGTAAACCCACATGCGAAACCAAATCGTCTCTTGCAAAAAATTTTAAAACATAAGGTGTTATATCAATAAGTGTTATTGGCGATGGCGCATAATCTGAAAATTGTTTTTTATATTCCTCTAGTGTAAACATATTATAACATGTTCCGGGTTTTGTTCTTCCGGTTCTTCCTTTTCTTTGAGTATGGGATGCCTTTGAAATGAATACTTTTTCTAATGCAACCATATCTTTTTCAGAATAAAATCTGCTTTGATTAACTAAGCCAGTATCAATAACAAAATCAACACCGTCAAATGTAATAGATGATTCTGCTACTTCTGTTGCAAAAATAACTTTTCTTTCATATGGTCCTTTCGGATGATTTTTAAAATTAGTTGCTGTTGTAATATATCTTTTTGTTTCATTATTAGTACCGCTATGTAGAATTTCACAATAAATTTTTCTATCCATTTCTTTATTATTTTTGGCAATCATTTGATGCAACAACATACATCCTTCTGCTGATTCTCCTTTTCCTGCAAAAAATATTAATATATCTCCTTCATCTGTTTCTACCAATATTTCTACTGCTTTTTTAGCAGATGCTTCAATATAATCTTTATTAACTAAATTATTTTTGTCATCAAATTTATTAATAGATTTTTTGAGAAATATTTCATCAATTGGAAAGTTTGGCTTTCCACCGGCATTGATAAATGCAAATTTAAATTCTTTTATTGGAAAATAATCAATAAATATTTTTTCATTTACAGTTGCACTCATAATAATTAATTTAAAATCAGGACGTCTTTTAATTAGATCTTTTAATAAAAGCAATAATAAATCAATTTGAACTCCTCTTTCGTGGGCTTCATCAATAATCACACAATCTAAATCAGATAACATTGGGTCTGACATTAATCTTGCCAATACATATCCATCAGTACAATAAAGTAATTTGGTTTCGATTTTTGAATATTGAGATGGACTGCTTCCTCTATATTTAACACCGACAGCCCCACCTAATTTAACATCAAGTGTTTTGGCTGCAAATTTTGCATTTTCTTCACTGGGTAATCTTTTTGGATTTGTAATTGCTATTCTTGCCTGATAATTCAAAGCATGCAGTGCAAATTTTGGTGTTAATACTGTTTTTCCGCTTCCAGTGCCAGATACAATCAATATAACTTGATTATTATAAATATCTTTAATGGTTTGATCTTTTAATTTATACATTGGAAAATTAGACCATATATTTGCTAATCTTTCATATGTGAAATTATCTCTGCTTGCATTCTTATTTGAGTTAAAATATAAATTTTTGTATGGTTCTCCTGTTAAAGGATTTGGTTCTTTTCCTTCTGGATCTAAAATACCGATAGGTTTTAATAAATCTTTTGCATTAACATGGGTATTTCTAATTTCTGGTATATTTGCATTTTGTTTGTTTAGATTTTTAATAGCATTATTCATATTGTTGTAATTTTTAGAATCCTTCTTATTAATTCCGTTATTTACGATTTTATTATTTATGTTGTTTATTTTATTTGTTATTTCATTGATAGAATTATCCATATAGATTGAATTGAGATAAAAAATGATTAATTAATAATATTATTGTAAATAATATTATTAATATAAATGAGAGAAAAAATTTTAATTGATACAGGTTACTTTGTCTTTACAACGATTTATTCAATAATTAATAACAAATCACAAATAACAGACAATAATATCGGTAACCTATTGGAACAATTTAAACATAAAGCATCTATTAAATTATATCAAATTTTAGCACGACACCATGCAGACCCCCATAATATTTATTTTATTAGAGATTGCCCAAGAACAAATATATGGAGAAAAAAAATAAAAAAAGAGTATAAAAATAATAATAATTCATCATACAAGAATATTATGGTTAAATTTTTTACTATGATGTACAATAATATCATTCAACAATTTCGTTCTTTACACGGATGTAACATAATTAAAATAGCAAGAGCAGAAGCTGATGATATTATTTCATTATTTATTAAATTTCAAGAAGGAGACTTTATAGTGATTAGTAATGATAAAGATTTATTTCAGTTAAAGAAATATGAATTTAATTCAAATATATATTTTTATACAATTGGCGGTAAATGTATAAATTATAGGGCTGAAAATTGGGTTAAATTAATTAAATTTGATAATAATGAATTATACTCAACCATGTATAATAAGGAATTTATCAATTTGGATATAATTCCATATGATATTTATGATAATTTTAATAACATCATACATAATATCAATATAACAAGATGAGTTGCATTATAATTTATAAAGTTAGTTACTAGGAATTGAGTAAATTGTTAAATCTAATAATAAGGTCTTGCACTTTTGTTTCGACTTTGCTCTTCTTTTTTGTATTCATACTATTTGTATAATTGTTACATAACTGGAGCAAGAGCAATGATATATGCCTGCAATTTTTCCTATCAGGATCATCATATAATAATCCACAATTACAACATAATTCTATATTATCATTTATTGTAATATTATATTGTTTTGATTTATTACTATGTGACTGGGTTACAATATTAATTCTTTTTTCCGTATATTGCGTTATTGAGTCGCGCAGGTGCTCAACTTGTGAAAACTTGCGTTTACATCTTTTATTTTGTTGGTTCATTTTGTAATTGATTACTAATAGTTATCTGTATTTATAAATCATTTTTTTCTACATAATTTATCTGTTATAAAAAAATGATTTATAAATAACATTATAATAATCATAAATAATAAAATGAATAATATTAAAAATATAGTGCAAATACCAGACAACTTATTGTTGAGTATGATGAGATTTACTGGTGAAATAGATAGATTTGCATGCACATGTAAATCATTTAAAAGAATTAAAGAAAAAAATAAAGAGCATTATTTAAATATTACACTTAATTGTAATATTTTTGGTAAATTGCAAAAAATTCTTGAATCAGACAATGAACTTTATTTAAAGATGTTTTGGAATACCTTAAGTTTGTATCAGATATTTCAATCCCAAACAATAGGGCTTAGTTTGTTAAATGATAACTTATTGTCAATGATTGTTAAGTTTAAATCAGTAAGCCAATTAATTAGAATTAATTATATGTGGTCTGATTTTAAAATTCAGTGTACAATCATTAAATTAATTGGAAAATACAAAGACCTTAATGATATCAAGATATTTGTAAAAACAAACTATTTTATTGTAAAATCACTTAATATATCAAATGGTGCGGGGAATATATATTGGAAACATTATACATGGCAATGTAATTTAGCAATTGGTTTATATGAAAGCGGTAAATATGATAAAATAGATTATTTATATTCTAATTTATCTTTCGATGAACAAAAACTTTTTCCTTATTATGGATTTAATCCAGATGGTTCTGGAATTCACAATCGATATATCAAAGCATTATGTAAGTGGGTTACATTTGAAAATTTTAAACATATCAAAAATAATGGAAAAATAATAGTTGAGGGAAATGAAATTATTATTCCAAAATTCAAATGTACATTGGATTATATCCGATTAGCAAAAGGATTATGTGGTTCAGAAAATGACGATACAAGAATATTAAAACTAATTGATAAAAAAAGCCCTTTGCCGTACTCATCTTTATTGCATATATCCGTATTTTACCAAAATATAAATATTATTAATTGGCTTGTCAGAAAAATAGTAAAGGAAATAAAATATATTAAAAATTATGTAATGCAAATCAAGGCATATAACACAAACAATATCGATACTGGTTCTGCTATGCAAAATTATTTAGACGATTTTATTGAAATAGGTGAGGATGTTTTACTTGCATATGGTTGTGCGATTCAATATCCTAATATCCGACAATATTTAATGAACAAGTTTAATAAATATCATCATTTATTATTTGAGGAAGAAACTTTATTACAAAGTACAAATAAATTTGAACAGATATACGGAACAATTTCTGCGTAGTATTATAATTAGTATAATTTTCTTGGTTGTCTAGTGCTTCCGACAACTCTTGCCATAACAATATTACTGGGGAATGTATCACCAATACATTTTTTACATACATTTCCATATTTATCTGATGGTTTTCCTTGTGAACAATTAAAATTTAGCATACATTGATATGGACTCGGCATTGGTGGCTTATTTAATGTTTGAAAATTATAAAAATTTTTAATACCACTGCTATGAAAGTGTTCAACTTCTTTAGGTTTAGATATTGTTGTAGTGTATTTTTCACAATAAAATAAAAATGCGATGAATAATATAATCAAAATAGTAGTTATATCCATTTATAATATTAGAAAGGATAATTTTTTGGTGGTAAAAGTTTATTATTACCATAGGTTGATTGCATACCTTTTTTATTTGATAAATGCCAACTTTGAATTTCTGTTGTATCATCAAACCCTCTTTTTGATAAAAATATACCATCATATTTTAGTAATGGTTTGATTAACTTAACACACAAATTATTAATACCCGTAGGATTATCATATGGTTCGTTGATAATATTATCTCCGTCATAACCAATTTTTGTTTGTTGTTCATTATCAATTGGAATATTTGGCGACATTATTGGATATTTAATAGAATCTTCTGTATATTGTTGTTTTTTATAACATTCATTGCTAAATAATTCTTTTTTTGAGTTATTTATTATTTTATTTTTTAATAAATTTGCTTCTGCATTAATATAAATTATATATGAAATAAATATAATTAAAAAAAAAATTATTAAAATATTTGATATTTTGCATCTGGATGAACTGCTTTTCATAAAATTAATAAGTTTGCTTAATACGTTTGTCATAATATAATTATATTAAATATTTTATTATAACTAATTATCATATTCCATTATATGCGTTTGTTTGCACCATACTCTATAAATTTAAAAATACCAGTTAAAAATATTTTTAAATCATTTAATTATTATATGAATTACCATATCATAATTAATCAAATAAAATAAAGTGTTTTTCTACATAACAACAGAATCGGGCTTTGTTTTTAGCACATTTCTTTTCAATTCTGTTTTAGTTAATTTTAGTTCATTTAGTGTTGCAATTATTTTTTTATCATTGAGTGCTGGTAAAATTGGTTCTGAATAAATAAATTTTTCACCCATAACAACATCAAGTTCAAAATCACACGGACTATATTGAATCAATGGTGAATCTATACTCGTCATTAATTGTTTATATGATTTTGGCAATAATCTGGATGCCTGTGGCGGAATGACCATATATAGTTGTTCAAGTGGTTTATATGGAGTACCTTTTTCTAATTTAGTATCAAGAGTATCTTGAACATTTTTAACATATGATAATAAATCGGATATTAAAGGCGCACATCTAAAATCATAACCAAAGTTCCAAGCTGGTTCACTAGTTAAATAATAATCCATTGTAAACAAAAGGCTTTCAATAAATTTTTTACATATTTTTTTCAAATATGAATCATATTCAACATTGTCATCACAATTTATTTGAAGGAAATGGTTATAATATTGACATTTCCATTTATCTTCTTCTTTAAAATAATTAATTTTATTAAATTTTCTTTTATATTGTTGATAATATGGATTAAATTTTGAATAATATTCCTCGTGTTCAAATCGCGCAAATGCAATTTGATAAGGTTCTTTATGTTTTTCTGCTTCAAATCTTCTTAGTGGTCTATTTTTTTTTGTTCGATGAATTTTTTTTTGCATTTGTTTCAAAGAGTTGGATTCGTATTTTGCTAAATCTTCGAGAAGAGATATAAAAAATGTTCTATTAATAGTTGTTCTTTTATCTTTAATCTCAATTAAAAAATCTTTTTTAGCAGTCAAAACTCTTTTATAAGATCTCATAAGTTGTTTCATTTGATCTTTACGCATTGACAAGTATTGAACTGGTACAACAAAATCATTACCTGCCATGGCAGTTAAAAATACATAATCATGTACTTTTCTAATATCAAATTGTTTATTAATTTCATTATTTGTATTGATGAGGGCAGAACCTAAAAATGCTTTTCTTGTTTCATTAATATCAACATAGATGAATTCTTCTGTTGGATAATATTCTCTTTCTTGTTCACTGTTTGGTGGTCTAATAACTCTAAGATTATTGAGATTTGTTGAAACCAAAAGTACAATAACATCAGCATCCGGACTATAAGCTGTTATAGATGGATTCTTTTCTTTTTTTGCAATTTCTCTAATAAGAGGCATATATTTATGTTCACCTTCGCCTGGAATATGAGTATCACTTAGTATAAATTCAATTTTATTTTTAGTATGAGTTTTAAATTTTTTAGATTTAATTGCTTTTTTAATTTGCGCTGACATTTTATTCATAAAGATTGTACCGGGTGATAATTTAATTTTATCAAATTCTACTTGTTTATCAAGGTTATATTTTTTATTAACAATATTTTTGTATTGATTATATTTAATACTTTTAAATCTTCTTGCTCTTGATTGGAGCATTTTTGCCATTGGAACAGTACCATCAAAAGCAATATAAACCATTTTTGCTGGTTTAACAACATCGCAAATGAGGTGTTGTAGAAAATCAACAGTATATTTGATTATAAGATTATCAATTTGTACTGATGTTTTATTTGAATTATTAGTTGCATTTAATTTTGCTAGTTGTACATAGATGATTGAATTAAAATCAATAAATAAATAGTCTGTTTTAACATTTAGTTTCCAAAAATGTGCTTTTGGATAACGTTCGAGGATCGTTCTAAAATATGATGGAATACCCATTTTATTATATTATAAAATATTATATTTTTTAAGTAATATTATTTCATTTTTTATCCGATTTCATATGTCTAAATGATTGCAAAATATACCCCAAATGCCATTTTTTCAATTTTTTTTGAGGAAGCAATATTATTGGTGTTTTATTCGATTTTTCAATTTCATATATTTTTTATTGAATAATTTTGTTCGTAAAATACGTGTTTTTAATACAATTGTTTTGATTTTTGATATGATAATATAAGTATTTTAGATTTATGTTATGTTCATTTTTAATTAAAAAATAAAAGAAATGGAATTTGTGCAAAAACTTTTTTTTTCAAAAGTGTTTCTAAAATATAACAGTATTTTAGATTTTGTTTTTTACGTTTTCTAAAAAAAGAATATTTTAAGGAAAAGACTCTGTTTATTAATTGAGGTGTATATTAAATATTATATTATAATACTATATATTAAAAGGAAGTACCAGTAATATTATTAAAATAAATTTAAAAACATTAAAATAATCAAATATATCAAATATAAATTGAGTGAATGTAATAAATGTTAAATTGTATAATGGGGGTTCCATATAATTATTACAAAATAATACAAATAATTTAAAAACCGCCCTCAATAATAAAGAGGACCTAAATTTATTTTTTAAAAACATTTGGTATATTTTGTTGTCCTTATCATATTAAAATAATTAATAATTCAATTAAATTGTGATAAAAATGATATACCTTTTATACCTTTAAAAACATTGTTTTTAGGATAAAAATATAACATATGGTATAGTCAAATATAACGTTTTAAAAAATAAATATAACTCGAAAAGTGTAAAAAACGCCGAAAAAATCATAAAATAGAAAATTCTGAGAAAAAAAACATGAAAAATGAATGAAAAAAACATGAAAAAACACACTTTTTTCACAAAAATTACGTTTCAGGTGCTAAAAATAGAAAATTATAAGATCCGATTGCTCACTATTGAAAAAAGGTCAAAAAAGGACTTAAAAAATTAAAAAAAAAAAAAAAAAAAAAAAAAAAAAAAAAA